GAGGTTACTATCAATGAGGATGAGGGTACTTATGAGGTTGTTGATTTTGGAGATGATTGTTTGGGAGGGTTTGAGGTAGTTCTTTATCAGGGTGATATGTATGAAACACAAGATTTTATTGATCTTGTTCAGAACATGTCTGAAGATGAGAGGAAAGCTCTTAACACTCCAATCCAATGATTATCAAATCAAACTAACAAATAGCACTCTTAATAAGGGTGCTTTTTTATGTCTTTTATTTTACTTATTAGTAACTGAGACCTCTAAACTGCCTTAGTATTGAGGGATCATACTAAGGCAACATCCGAAAGGAACATTGACCTAATATTTCCCTCATCAAAACAGTTTTTTAATCTATTTGATTATGTCCCAAACATACGAAGTCACCTTGATTGATATTCCTGGTAGAGTAGGATCTAAGCATGTTCAGGTACATGACTGTATCAGTTCTGAGGAGGCAAAGAGAACTGCAGAGGCACAATATGGAGGAAAGGCAACAGGTGCTGGTAATGTTTACCACACTAAAGGTCAAAATAAATCCTCTAATTCTGGTTCTGATCTTGATATTGATGGTTCAGTTGGAGGTGTTGCTGCAGTTGCAGGACTTGTCCTGGTATTTTTATTCCTTCCTTGGGTACTTATGGTTGCTGGTGGCGCAGCGGGCACATGGATTGGTCAGAAAGTTACCAATCAAACCATGGAAGAATATAATCAGACAAAGAATCCTACAAAAGAGCAACACAAGAAAACTGCAATCCTCCTTGCATTGTTGTTAGCTGGTGGTGGTTTTGGTTTTATATCAGGACACAATATCTCACAAGGTTGGGATACATCATCTTCAGACAATACTGAACAAGTTGCAAACTGAATAGAAAAGAGGGTTAAAACCCTCTTTTTTTATGCTTGCTAATAATAACTGAAGCCCCTAAACTGCCTTAGTAGTGTAGACACCACTCAAAACCAAAATGAGAAAAATTGAAAAATTGATGAACCAAGCAATCAACTCTGAAAAGAACTTTTCAAGAGACAATACATCAGTAACCCATGAAGATGGTGTTGCAAGTGTTTATCTCCATGGAAACTTGATTGCTAAAGTTAGTCAAGATGCTCTACAGTTGTTTGATGGTGATGGTTGGCAAACTACCACCACTAAATCCAGACTCAATGCTATTCTTGAAGAGTTTGGTAATAACAATAGAGAGACAGTCTTCCAGAAACAGTTTATCTGGTATTGTAATCTTTGGAACAATGCTCTTAAAGAATACAACACAGTTAAGTTCAGAAATGGAATGATTCTTAGATAATATAAAGGAGGTTTAACAACCTCCTTTTTTTACGTCAATAAATAATCAAAAACATTCAATGAAAAGATATAAAGATTTAAAGGAAGATATTGAGGCTAAACGTCAACAACTCCAACAAAAGCAAAAAGATGATGTTGCAAGATTACAAAATAAAATGTTATCCAAGCAAGATGAATTGAAGAATAAGCAAGAACAGGAAGACCAGGAAGATGAGATTGTTGATAAAGTATTGAAGAAACTTGGGTATAAGAAATAATAACTGAAGCTCTTAAAATGCCTTAGTAGTGTAGGCAAGACTTTCAATCAAATGTTTCCACTATTCCATGTTTTTCAAACACAAATTGATCAAACTGATTTATTAGTTGCAAGTTGTGTGAGAGAAGATGATGCACAAGATGAGGTAGATAGAATAAACTCCCATCTTGGGACTGCTGGTGTTCCTTCTTACATTTCCTGTGCATATTATGAACCCAGCATGATATAAAGAGAGGGGGTATTGACCCCTTTTTTTATGCGATTAAATAAATGTAAGGTATAATAATATTATAAAATGTCTCAACTTAATGAACTAAAATCTTTGTATATTAGCAAACTAACTGATACTATGGATAAAGAAATGCTCTTGAATCATACAACATCATACTTAGATCTTGTGTTTGAAGAGTATAATGAAGAGCAGTTAAAAGAAGAAATAATATTAACATTTAGTGAGGAAGAATATGATGATATGTTATCAATCACAGATGAAGTTCCTGAACTTGTTGAAGTTGAAGTTCTTAACCCTGAGATAATAGAAACTGAGACCTCTAAACTGCCTTAGTATTGTAGACACACACAAATCACAAATGTCAGATCAAACTTACAATGGTTGGGCAAATAGGGAAACCTGGAATGTTGCTCTTTGGATTCAAAATGATGAAAATCTTTATAACAATGCACGCAAGTGTGATTCTTATAATGAGTTCTTAGAGGTAATGTGTTTTTCTGATTCTGCAACACCAGATGGTGTTAGTTACACTGACTCTACACTTGACATTGATAGACTCAATGAAATGTTTGTGGAACTTTGATACTTTATGGAGGGTTCAACCCTCCTTTTTATTGTAAACTTCTTTTTTATTATTATGCCTTCCATTCAAACACTTTCAGAGCATCAGTTAGATATACTTAGAGAGATATATGCTCTTCATACTATGGACAGATATACTATTAAAAAGGAAGAAGAACTAGACATATTTGATTTCATAGTAAACATACTGCATGACTTTAATGCAGAAGAATTGCAAGAGCATATTGTTAGAAAGGAAGGAAAAGATGAGTTTGAAGCAATGTTGGGAGCAAGTGTTGATTGTGCAGGTTGATAATAACTGAAGCCCCTAAACTGCCTTAGTAGTGTAAGGGGGTTAGATTTCTTCCTTCACTTGCTTTTAAGTTAAGTCTCTCTTATTTCTTGTGAAGGTTGTTTTTCTCCCCTATAATCTTTCTTTCTAAATGACACTTTCCAACACTGCAAAACATCAAGTTGCTCAAGCAATTAGGTCAGAAGTTATTACAAGGATTTTTGAGTCAGATGCATACACTGAGTTGTTGCAAGATATGATTCCTTCCCTTGTAAATGAACTTTTAGGTGATGTTGAAGAAGACCTAAAGTTTGAACTATCAAACATACTCTTTGATAGTATTGAACTTAAATGAATAACATCTAGGGAGTTTCCAACTCCCTTTTTCAGTGTAAACTATTTTACAAATTTCCAATGGAAACACAAACTTACAAGGTTGAATTCACTATCAAATGTAATGGTAATCCCCGCAAATGGGTTGCTGAAGCTATTGGTGAGTGTATTGATTTCAATGAAGGTGAAGACATTCTAGACTGGGATGTTACCATTGTTGAATAATACTTAGGGAGGATAAAACCTCCCTTTTTCAGTGTCCACTCTATCACTCACTTTTTATCATGTTTAAACTGCGACCGCACCAGATAGTAGGGGTTGATGCAATGAAAATGCATAAAAAAGGGCAGTTGATCTTTCCTACAGGTGGTGGAAAAACATTATGTTTCATCACCGATTGTAATGACCAACTATCAACTAACAGGTCTAATACCTTTGTAGTTGTTGCACCAAGAATCCTACTTGCCCAGCAATTATGTGAAGAGTTTCTTGAAGTTATTGATACTTCCAGAACTCATATTCTCCATGTCCATTCAGGAACCACGCATCACTATTCAACAACAGACCCAAGCAATATATTTCTGTTTAATAATGTAGCAAGAGATTCTGGAGAGAATTGTATTATCTTCACCACATACCATTCACTACATCAAGTGGTGGAATCTGATATTGAAGTAAATACTATTTACTATGATGAGGCACATAACTCAACAAGCAAGGGATTTAATATTCCTGTAAGTTATTTCTCACAAGAGTCAGATCGTGCCTATTTCTTTACTGCAACTCGTAAAACATCTGTTGCAGAGAATAAGGCAGGGATGAATGATTATGAGACTTATGGTGATATTATCTCAAGAGTATCAGCACCCACACTAATAGAAGGTGGTTATATTCTCCCTCCTAAAGTAAATGTTCAACAGTTTGATTTTGTATCTAAAATCAATCAGACTGTGGACAATGATAAGCATAATATTCTAGAGACTGTAAAAGATTCTAACATTGATAAACTGTTAGTATGTGTTAAGTCAGTTAAGCAATTAACTCAGTTGATGTCACTTACCAGTTTCGCAAATGATATAAAGAATCTTGGATATGATTTCCTTTATATAACAGCAAAGACCGGACCAATTGTAAATGGTAATAAGGTATCAAGGGAAGATTTCTTCACGACTCTTAATGCATGGGGACGCAATCCTGATAAAAAGTTTGTATGTTTACACAGGTCAATCCTGTCTGAAGGTATCAATGTAAAGGGTCTAGAAGGTGTTATAATCCTCCGCAATATGAGTGTGATAGATATGCTCCAGACCATAGGAAGAGTGATAAGAATAGGTCCTAAAAGCAAGACACATGGTGTTATAATTGTCCCGACATATACAACTGCTACTAAATCAGTTGCAAGAGGATTACAGACAGTTGTTGATAAGACATTTGTAAAAGGTGAACTTGTTGATAGTGTAGTTCGTAGGTGATAATAGTAACTGAGACCTCTAAAGTGCCTTAGTAGTGTAAGACACATTCAAAAAAAACCAAATGTCACAAACAAACTATAACTATCAACTTACTGTTGATGAGGATAATATCCTTACTCAAATGGTATCTTTCTTTGAGGATATGGGTTGTCCTGATAACATGAATGAAGATGACTTTAAGTCACTTTCAAACAAAATTTTCAACAACTTAGGTTCACAAAATGCTTAATGATATTTACAGACAACAACTTATCTCTCAAGGAAAAGATCCTAGAGATGTAAGAAGAAACACTTCTAAAGTAGTTCCTTCTCACTTACAAGATAGGTATTCAAGTTGGGAAGAATATGAAGAAGCACTTCATGATTTTCTCAATGGAAACTAAACACTAGGGAGGGTCAAACCTCCCTTTCTTAGTGTAAACTCACACACAACTTTTTTATCATGTTTAAACTCAGAGACCATCAATCCTTAGCGATTGATACAATGGAAAGACACCAGAAAGGGCAGTTGATTATGCCAACTGGTGCAGGTAAGACTATCTGTTTCATCAAAGATACAGAGAGATTGATTAACAGTAATGTTACAAATACCATTGTTGTTGTATGTCCAAGGATCCTCCTTGCTCAACAACTTTGTGAAGAATTCCTAGAAGTCATTGATACCAGGATGTCACACATACTGCATGTGCATTCAGGAACTACGCATCACTATTCGACAACAAATCCTGAAAACATTTTTCTGTTTAATAATGTAGCAAGAGATAGTGGAGAGAATGTTATCATCTTTACAACCTATCATTCACTACATCAGGTAATGGAATCTGATATTGAAGTCAATACCATATATTTTGATGAATCACATAATTCAACAAGCAAGGGGTTTAATATCCCAGTAAGTTATTTCTCACAAGAGGCAGATAGAGCATTCTTCTTTACAGCAACTAGGAAAACATCAGTTGCAGATGGTAAGATTGGAATGAATGATTATGAATGTTATGGTAACATTATTTCAAGAGTTCCTGCACCTGAACTGATAGAGAAAGGATATATTCTCCCCCCTAAACTTAAGTTACAAGAGTTTGATTTTGTATCTAAAATAAATGAATCTCTTGAGAATGATAGACATAATATTCTCAAAACTGTAAAAGATTCTAATATTGACAAACTGTTAGTATGTGTTAAGTCAGTCAAGCAATTGACTCAATTGATGTCACTTACCAGTTTCGCAAATGATATAAAGAATCTTGGATATGACTTCCTTTATATAACAGCAAAGACAGGTGCGATTGTCAATGGAGAAAAAGTTTCTAGAGAAGATTTCTTCACCACACTTAACAGTTGGGGAAGAGATTCCAATAAGAAGTTTGTATGCCTCCATAGGTCAATATTGTCAGAAGGTATAAATGTTTCTGGTCTTCAAGGTGTTATCATCCTTAGGAATATGACCACAATAGATGCACTCCAAACTATTGGTCGCGTGATAAGG